TCCTGAATGAAGGTAACACATATTCCTGAAAAGGAAGTAGAGGATTTTGTTCCTAAAGATTTTGGTGGGATAAGGCATAACAAGACAGTATGTATAGTTCGATATGGTGCTTTCGGTGATATCATACAGGCTTCTTCTTTGTTTCCAATATTTAAAGAAGAAGGTTATGAGGTGTGTGTCAATGTAACTCCGGTTGGTGCTGGATTACTTGAGCACAATCCATACGTAGACCAACTGTTGGTTCAAAAAACTGACCAGATAAGCAATACTAAACTTATAGATTACTGGAGCAAGATGGAGGAATGCTTTGATAGATTTGTGCAGTTATCAGAATCTGTTGAAGGAACTCTTTTACTAAGTCCAGAAAGAGATGCAGAAATTGATGGGGAAATAGTCAGAGTTGAGGCTAATGAAAGTTATTACTCATCTAAAGAAGAAATACACAATAAATGTAATAAGAATTATCTTGAGGAAACTCATAGAATTGCCGGTGTAGAACTTAGACATAATCCTGTTTTCTATCCATCTCCCGCTGAAAAGAGATGGGCCAAGAAACAGAGAAAACGAATAAAGACGCGCTATGTAATTATGTGGTCTCTTTCTGGTTCTTCTGTTCACAAGGTGTATCCGTGGGTAGACAATGTAATTGCCGCTCTCCTTTTAAAGACAAGAGATGTTTCAATAGTTACAGTTGGTGATCATCTGTGCCAACTTTTAGAAGTTGGATGGGAAAACGAAAATAGAGTGATAACTAAATCAGGGCAATGGCCTATAGGTAAGACCCTTGCTTTTATTGAACACTGTAACGTGGTTGTGGGGCCAGAGACTGGAGTTTTAAATGCCGCAAGTATGATGCGTAATCATAAATGTGTGTTCTTGTCTCACTCCTCTAATGAGAATTTAACTAAGCATTGGAATAATACAACTGCATTTGAGCCAGAAGATTGTCCGTGTTTCCCTTGTCATAAATTACATTTTGGTTTTTCTACTTGTAACAGAGACGAAAAAACTGGCGGCGCTCTGTGCGCTTCTAACATTAAACCTGAGAGGGTAGTCAGAGATATTTTGAGAAATATGAGATGAGCACATATCTAGTATTATGCCAAGACATGGCTAGGGACGTAGGCATACCCGGAACAGGCCCAAGCGATATAACTCCTACTGTTGAAGAAGAGAAGGACGTTGTCCGTTATATAAAGGATGCAGATTTAGACATCCAGAGAATGTGGTTTAACTGGGATTTTCTGTGGACAGAATATTCTACTAGTACTGCGGTAGATTCTTCTGTTATTACTTCTCCGTCTGATTTAGCACAGTGGAATATAGACTCTGTTGTATATGCTCCTACTGCTGATAATTGGCAACCGCTATCCTATGTTGGGTGGAAAGAATATAGAGAAGATTATAAGTACGGAACTATTGCTACTGGGACTCCTGAGTTCTTTTCAATTAAGCCTGATAATGTGATGGATATGTACCCCACTCCTGACGCAGTAACAACACTTACGGCAGAGTACTGGGCAGTACCAACTGAGTTAACTACGGCTGCTCAGGTATCTGTCATACCAACATGGTTTCACAGGATTATTATTTGCAGGGCAAAGATTTACTATGGTGAGCAGAATGATGCGCCAGAGGTAACGTCTGGGGCTATTGCAGAGTTCACCGATCTATTAGATAAGTTAGAAGCAGATCAACTTCCTAGTCAAAGGAATAGGAGATTTTCTGCAACTCAGGACTTGGCTAACTTTACGGTGGTTCCGCAATGACTATTGCTAGACGTCCACCCGCATCAAGCGTTGGCTCGCAGTATTTTCCATTTTCGGGCGGGTTGAATATTATTACTCCCGCTCTTTCTTTAAAACCCGGCGAGTGTATAGCCGCTGATAACTTTGAGGTAGATATTCGAGGACGATATAGAAGACTAGACGGTTATGAGAGGGATGATGGGACTGGACTACCCTCTGCTATTACCTATTATAGGATTCCCTTTACAGTTGGCACTGCTAGGGATTCTGTTTTTGACAGCGCCTTCAGCACTGCATTTGATATGCAAATACCTTCACAAGGTGATCTGGTAAAGGGAGAAACCAGTGGGGCTATCGGGTCTATATTGCAAGTTAGCATAGAAGATGTAACTGGCGATGAGAGTTCTGGTTCTTTTTCTAATTCAAATGCGGAAGGATATGTATATTTTACTGTAGTATCAGGAACACTTGAGGATGGGGAGACAATGTTTTTTCTAAATAAAGATAGCGCTTTTGGAAGCGCATTCAATGTGGAGTACGGATAATGGGAACACCAACAGCGTTAAGAAAGGAAAGATCAGTTCTGACTGGTACCAGTTTTGCTAACAACACTACTGGCGCTATTACTGCTCAGATGGTTAGACAATTTACAGAGTCAGGGATGGGCGGGTATGCAACCATATGCGCTAAGGCTGGCACCCCTGCCAGTCAGGCAGTAGCAACGGCTACGACCGCAGAAATAGATTGGAATGCAGGAAGCACGGGGGCTGATGCAGTAGACGATACTGGAACTGTGGCTGCAACAACTGTAGGAACCGATGCTGATTTTGCTAATGACAGAATCAGGATATATGATAAAGGATTCTTTATGGTTAATTTTGGTGTTAGTTTTGCACAGACAGGAACCGATACTGTAATATGGACATTCAGAATTGGAACTTCAAACACCGGCGCTTCTGCTACATTTCCGGGGTTTGATGCGGCTGTATATAGATCAACTGCTACCTTGGAAAATACGGCATCTGCCTCTGGAATAATTGACACCACTGGACACACTACTTATACAGATGTAACAGCACAGGTAAAGCATGATAATGCTGGGTCAGAGAATTTCCAGATGCATTACGGACAGTTATCAGTTTTTAGGGTTGGCTAATGGGCATTCTTGCCAGCGGCCTTTCCTATGGGCCTCCAGTATTAAGGGATGCCACCGCTGACTCTTCACTTTTACCAGAGTTGCAGACTCGAATAGAAGAGAAAAGGGATACCATTGATGTTGTCCCCGGAGAAGGAAGTGTTCTTGGTGTATGGGGGTATCTGGGCGTTCTCTATGCATTCAGAAACAAATCTGGTGGTGCAAGTGCTGGTATGTATAAAGCAACTGCTGCTGGATGGACTGAGGTTGATTTAGGAACCGCTCTAAACTTTGATGGAACTACTGGCAATGGTGAGATGGTAGTTGGTTCTGTTTTGAGTGGGGCAGGTGGCGCATCTGGAACAGTGGCAGGTGTTACCTATTATGGTAATTGGGATACGGGAGCAGAAGGTACTGTAGTTCTTACAGGAATTACTGGTACTTTTGTTGATAATGAAACACTAAGCAGCCCCACCCTGAGTTTCGATACGGGAGATGTAGAGATATTGAAGGGAGATACTGTAGTAGGTTCCTCTTCTGGCAAGACAGCCACAGTTAAAATAGTTACGGTTGCAAGCGGCGCATGGTCAACAGATGACGCCGCAGGTTACTTGTCCATCACTGGTAATACAGGCACGTGGACAGATGGTGAAGAGATACGTGTCTTTGGAGCAAAACGGGCGCTCGTTAATGGGTCTGGTCAGCCATCTTCAAAGACATTAGCAAACGCTTATGGAACACAATACGCACAGACTATTCAGCCTGATGGGGCTTATGAGTTTGTTAACTTTAACTTCCAAGGTGAGGAAGGAACTGAAACAATGTATGGTGTCAACGGGGTTGACAATGCGTTTGAGTTCGATGGCACTAACTACACAGAAATAAGAACAGGTATAGCAACAGATACCCCTAATCATATAGAGGCGTATAAGAACCATTTGTTTGTTTCTTATACCAACGGTTCTATTGTTAACTCCGGTCTTCAGTTGCCTACAATCTTTAGTACTACTATGGGTTCTGCGGAGATCATAGTAGGTGATAGCGTTACTGGGATGTCAGTTGAGTCGAAGGATGCTCTTGCTGTATTTGGTAGAAATAATACATATGTATTGTATGGGACATCTAAGGATGATTGGAACCTTACCACCTTCTATACTGGATCGGGTGCGGTTGATGGCACTGTAGAAAAGATGCAAACAACCATATTCTTGGATGATCGAGGGCTTACATCTCTGGGTGCTACGCTTAACTATGGTGACTTTAAGCAATCTATTATCTCTGAAAAAGTTGATCCCCTTATACAGAAGTATAAAGACAGCATAGCAGTTTCTCTTAAGGTGAGAGAAAAGAACCAGTACAGGTTGTACTTTAATGACAAGACTGGTGTAGCCATGACGTTTATTAATGGTAAGAATGAAGGAATACTCCCGTTTACCATGAGTGACCAGATTGTTTGTGCAGCCTCTACTGAAGATACGAACGGTGATGAGGTTTTATACGGGGGATTTGATGACGGGTATGTCAGGCGGATAGACTCCGGTACGTCATTCGATGGCGGTGCTGTTGCGGCCTTTCTCAGGCTCGCATACTTTCACTATGGAACCCCGCAGTTAAAGAAGCGGTTCAGAGAGATTCTTCTAGAACTCGCGGCTGATACGAGTACCACATTGAACATCTATCCTGACTTCAATTATGGGGACGGTACTGTTCCTACGGCTACGGCTTATGACGTAACAGTAACCAATGACGAGTGGACAGTAGATGATGTCAGTAACTCCACTCTTGGCATTGCCGTACTTGATAAAGCCAGAGCCAGAATACAAGGTGTTGGAGAAAACATGGGAATTCTTATAAAGAACACGACCACATACGATAAGCCAGTTACTCTACAGGGTGCAATTGTCGAGTACTCTGACAGAGGATTGAAAAGGTAATACGATATGGGAAAAAAGAATCCTAAAAGTCCTAAAACTTTTGAAGAGTTTAAAAAGGGAGAGTGGAAGGGTGAATCCATCGGTGGTTTTGCCAAGGAAGAAGACTTTAAAAATTACCAAACAGAGTTTGGTAAGGCAACCGAATCAGGGAAGAAAAGGATTGCTAAAGCGCATGGTTTTGATTACACAGCCAAGAAGGATACGAAGAAGAAGGATAAAGAAATAACAGTTAAGTTACCTGATAGGCCAGTAACTGAGGGGCCACCAGATAGACCAGAGTATGAAGGCCCACCATACTACGACCCTCGCACCTTTGATCCCACCCCATCGTATATGGATTTGCCAGAAATTGAAGAAGGGGATTACGTAAGCAACAGAATGGCCATGTTGTTTAAAAAGGGGAGTCCTTTGTTTAGACAGGTGTCTGAGGCGGCGGCTAGAAAGTTTGGTACTCGTGGCCCTCGCGCACAAGAAGCCATGATGGGTGAGATAATAAAGGTGGGCCAATCCATAGCCAACGCTGAAGTAGAGATGAGAAAGTTCTTTAAGGGCAAGAAAATGGATGCTTTCTACAGGCAGATGGATATACGTATGTCAGGCGCTATGCAACAGGCAGTCGCTCATGTTTCTGGAGGGTACGGGTTAACAACTGCCATAATGCAGGATATCACTAACCAGTGGAAAGCAGGGGTAGCGGCTGATCTGCAAGCCTACAATATAGAGACTGGAGCGGAGGTAGCAACATACGCTACCAAAGTTCAGGAAGCAGTGGGTATGGCTGGTCTAGATGTAAAGATGGCAGACATTATGTCTAAGATTGAAGACAATGCAGAGGCCGCTTCTTTCATATGGGACTGGATATATGGAGACAATGATCTTAACCCATCGGAGTACCACGAACAGTGGAAAAAGAAATGGGGTGACCTAGCAGACTCTGAGACTGAGACTGGTACTACGGATACTGGTATGGATGCAACGTATAAGGCCGCTATAGGGAATTATATAAGAAATAATGATTGTGAGAACGCAAAGATAACGGCAAGAAATACTAATAATGAAGATCACTACAATTCTATCGTTAACTCTGCCGGTTACAATGGCACCTGTACAGTGATTTAATGATAAGACGCGCTAAGAATAGCGACATAAAACAAATCATAAGGGTGTGCAAAGAAGCACACCAGTTGTCTCTCTCCAAAGATGTACCCCTCGATGAGAAGGTTCTCTGGAAGAACATACAGGTTTGTGTGCTCTCTGCGGAGCACTTGGTTAATGTTGTAGATATAGGTGGGACGATAGAGGGTGTCTTTATTGGAGTCACTCATCAACTGTGGTACTCAAGAAAGAAACAGGCGGTAGACCTGTTCTTCTATGTAACAGACAAAGGAAGGGGCTGGGGCACTAGTATGCTTCGAGCCTATATACGTTGGGCCAGACTAAACAATGGCGTGGCTGAGATTATTCTAGGTGTCACGTCGGGTATCGGTGATATGGACAGAACAAGAAAACTATATGAAAGGATGGGCGCAATAAAAATGGGCGACAGTTTTATTTTACCCAAGGGGGTGGTAGATGGGTAGCATTGTTACTTCAATAGGACGGGCTATTTCAGGATTCTTTGAAAAAGTTAAGGACTTTTTGCCAGTCCTGCTTCTTGCCGCTGGTGTCTATTTAGGCTATGGATACATGACTGGGTTCCAGTCGGGAGGTTGGCCAGCGATAAAGAACTGGGGTAAGTCATTGATCAGTGGGGTAACCCAAGGTGAAACTATCTCAGCGGCTACAGCCGCCGCCGATGTTGGAATGGTAGAAGCCACAGCCGCCCCCGCTCTAGCGGGAGTAGAAGCGATGCCAATATCTCCGACTGACGTAACAACGACAGCACTGACAGCGGCTGGAGGAGAAGGTGCCGCACTCGCAGGTGATGTAGCCGAAACAGGTCTTAATTTCGCAGATATGACCAATAGTTTGATTGCACAGAATGATGCTATCAGCAATACATGGACTGACTCATTAGCAGACCTTAGTCGGGGCTTTTTAAATACTTTGATTAGCCCATCTCCAGCGGCAGGTATACCACGACTCCATACACCCACTACCATACCCGGAGTAGAAGTAGGTGCGACCACTACCGCCATACCTGAAATAGAAGCAGGTACAGATA